CACAAGCATGGCCGGTGACTTTATGCGACTATGCGCTTTAAGCCAGGACATCCCCGAAGACTTTGATGGATGTGCATTACGCATTCAGTTAGACAAAAAATCAAAGCGCTTGGTTTCCATCACGATTAGCCCAGTGGACAACGTAGATGGTAAGCGCGTCACACGCGACAAACAATTAGGCGGAGAGCTAGATGAAGCCGCAAACGCCTAAAAAGCCAGTAATTGCTCAAAAATTAAGCAAAACAGACGCTCCAAAATCGCTAGTCGATAAATCTACAGAGCAAGTGAGCGAGAAGGTTTGCCCAAAGTGTTTATTGGTAGGTGTTGAGTTCGGAGTAAACAAAGCTCGTTACAACGGCTATCAAGTTTATTGCCGAGGCTGTATGAAAGCGGTTCGATTGGCTGGTCAGTATGACAAGAAGCGATGGGAGTCGAATCGAGAGATTGAGTCTAGTAGAAATAAAGCCTACAGGCGGGAGAATGCTGATCGGTTGAAAGTGTCAGACCGGCTAAAAGCTAGTAAGCGCAGAGCAGAGATGCCGGGCGTAATCCGTATATACAACATCGCCCGTAAACATGGTGAGAAGCGCGCAACACCAGTATGGGCTGATAAAGCTGCAATCAATGATATTTACCTTGAGGCTCGCAAGCTACAGGCGCAGGATGGTATCGCTAGACATGTAGACCATGATGTCCCTTTGAAGCACCCTTTGGTTTGCGGGTTGCACGTCCCATCTAATTTGAAGGTGATGGCAGCTAAAGATAACATGAGAAAGCACAACGCTTTTTGTGTGGCGTGATCGGTAGTCCTTTGAAAAAATATCAAAAAATATCAAAGAAATGACAAATCAATCAACAAAAGGTGGCGCAAGAAGTGGAGCGGGTCGTAAGCCTGGTGCGCCAAACAAAAAAACTAAAGAGGTACAAGCAGCGGTAGCGGCGTCAGGAGTAACGCCATTGGACTACATGTTGGCATTGATGCGCGACATCACTGCCGAGCCTGCAGCAAGACTAGATGCCGCCAAAAGTGCCGCGCCTTATGTCCACGCTAAGTTGGCAAGTATTGAGTTAAACGCCAATGTGACGGCACACGAGGCTTCGTTGGACGACTTGGCTTGATGGATGAGAAAGAACGTGCAATACGCCAAAGACTAAAGGACGACTTTGAGCATTACGCGGCCAAGTGTTTAAAAATACGAACAAAAGCTGGAAAAGTTGCTGATTTTCAGTTGAACGATGCACAAAGATACATTCATGCATGTGTTGAAGAGCAAAAGAAAAGAACTGGAAAAGTCCGCGCCATTGTATTAAAAGGCCGTCAGCAAGGATGCTCTACTTATATAGAGGGTAGGTTTTACTGGAAAGTTTCGCATACCCGTGGCGTCAAGGCATTTATTCTGACGCATGAAGAAGAGGCGACAAATAACCTTTTTGAACTGGCTAAACGATACCACGACAATTGCCCCGCTCTGGTAAAACCAAGCACAAGTGCGGCGAATGCTAAAGAGCTTCACTTTGATAAGCTGGATTCTGGCTACAAAGTGGGAACGGCTGGCAATAAAGCAGTTGGACGGAGTTCTACGGTGCAAATGTTTCATGGCTCAGAAGTTGGGTTTTGGCCAAATGCGCAACAACATGCAGCAGGCATCATCCAGGCTATCCCTGATGAAATTGGGACAGAGGTATTCAAAGAATCAACCGCAAACGGCATCGGTAACTATTTCCATAAAGAGTGGCAAGACGCCGAAGCGGGTTTGTCTGAGTATATTGCCATTTTTATCCCGTGGTATTGGTCAAATGAATACCGGAAAGAAGTGCCAGTAAGTTTTACCCTTGATGCCGAAGAGCAGCAGTACAAAGATAGTTATGAGTTGGATATGGCTCAAATGGCGTGGCGCAGATCAAAAATAGTTGAACTGAAAGACCCGCTACTGTTTAAACAAGAGTACCCAGCAACAGCTGCAGAGGCTTTTCAAGTATCTGGCTCTGACCCATACATCAAAGCTGAGACGGTGATGTCGGCGCGTGATGCAGTTGTTGCGGATGCGTATGGCGATAAAAAGCTAGGTGTTGACCCCGCTCGATTTGGCAACGATAGAACATCAATTTGCTTTAGACAAGGGCGAAAAGTCCATTGGATTCGCAGCTATTCCAAAAAAAGCACGATGGAAGTTGCTGGTTTGGTGCGTATGGCAATCAAAGAGATCGGTGCAAAACAATGCGCTATTGATGTTGGTGGCCTGGGTGCCGGTGTATATGACAGATTGGTTGAACTGGTTCCAGATACTGAATGTGAATTAGTGCAGGTCAACAGTGCTGAATCACCTATTGACGGGCAAAAGTACACAAACAAACGCGCTGAAATGTGGGGCGAGATAAGAAACTGGTTAGAAGCACAGCCAGCATCCATCCCTAATAGCGATGAACTGCAAGCGGATTTAACGCAGATCAAGTATTTCTATGACAGCAACAACGCTCTCAAAATGGAAAAAAAAGAGGATATGGCAAAGCGCGGACTGAGATCACCCGATATGGCCGACGCGCTTGGATTGACCTTCGCGCAACCAGTAAAAGTAATCAAACCCCGCATTCGCGGCGCAACTTACGCCCCTCACGATAGTGGCATGGGAATGTGACCCACAAACAAGGAATAAATATGGCAAAAGCAAATGATTTAGCAGATGACATCCGCAACGCAGCACGACAATACAAGAACTTCCAGGACGTAGCTGACATGCTCGACCGTTACGGAAGTATCGAGAATGCTGTAAAAGAACAAGAAGCGTCACTTAAAGAAGTGCAGGATGAAAAAGAAGCCGGCATTGCAGCGCTACATGAACAAGCTCAGAAGCTAGAGGCCGCACAAAAACGTCATGCAGACCTGATTGCAGAATCCAATACACAGGCCGCAGCTATCATTGAGGCAGCTAACACAGCCGCATTTGATGTAAATGTGACCGCCAAAGCTGAAGCCGACAAGATTGTTGCTGATGCACGTACTGCATCATTGCACAAGAAAAACACATTGACTGATGAAATCTTAGCGTTGACCGCATCAAAGGTGCGTATCAGCGAAGACATTGCAGCAATGCAATCCAATGTAGACGGCATCAATTCCCAAGCAGCAGCCGCAGAATCGCGACTGGCTAAGGTAAATGCGGCCATTGCGAAGTTTGCAACCGTATGATTGACCTCATCTACACATCTAAAGGCAATCTGCCTATCACCGAGCTAACCCGTAAGGTTAACTGGCAGTTTTCACCGAATCAAATCACATTAGTGGAAACATACACTGATGCTATGGGTGATGTTGTTAAGCAAGGCTCTGATGTTTTCATCTTGCCAAGCAATATGAGCATTCAAATAACAGAAGGCCAAGTAGGCTAAAAGGATAATATTATGGCCAACACACAATCTATTTGCACCAGTTTCAAAACTGAGCAACTAAACGGAATCCACGCATTTGGCACGTCTGTGACCCGTGGCTCAAGTGCTGCAGATGCATTCAAGGCTGCTTTGTATCTTGCCACAGCTACAGTAAATTCAACAACTACCGCATACAGCGCGACGAATGAAGTGACTGGTACTGGCTACACGGCTGGCGGCGTTACCTTTACATGGATTGCACCATCTGCAACTGGAACGACAGCATTCACAACGCCAAGCGCTGCATTTTCCTGGACAGCTTTAACCGCTGGGCCATTTGATTGCTGCTTGCTGTACAACTCCACTCAGTCAAATAAAGCTATTGCAGCTTATACATTTGGCTCGCAAACAGTAACAGCGTCTAACTTCTCTCTTACTATGCCAACGAATGACGCTACAACTGGGTTGCTGAGAGTCGCTTAATGGCAACAGGTCAAGGCACTGTAACTTTTGATTTTGGGGCAGCGCCCGGCACTAACATCGTCAATACGGCGGTGACGGGTCAGGCATCAATAGGCGCTGGATCTAAAGTTGAAATATACATGATGGGTACAGATTCAACGGCTACACACAACGCATACGAACATGCCTTATTGCCTCTTGATCTTGCGTTATCGTGTGTTGCTATTAATGCCGGCACTGGGTTTACAGCGCAAGCTGCGACAACGCAAAGATTAACAGGAACAATTCAGGCGCGTTTCGTCTGGGCAGACTAAAAGGAAAATATCATGGCAGGATTTAGAATTGAGGGTAATACCTCTGGCAATGTAGTCGAAGTCAACGCAAGCAACCAAGTTAAAGTAGTTCCTGAAACGGACGCTGCAACTAATCCTAGTAATGTAGGTGCGGTACGGGCTTTCTCTGAAAATGACTCAGGCTCAGTGACTGGCTCTGTAAAGCTGGCTTCTACCGAGGTAGATGTTGATTACCGAGCGCGAGTATCTCAGGACTTAGTGCTTGATGAAGAAGTGTTTAACTACACAGCACAAAACACGGGTAAACACAGCTTTTCATCTGCTACGATGGCAGCTACTTGGACGGCTGGACAGTTTACAACTAACTCAGGCTCAATCACTACAACAACTACTGGTGTACAGCTTGAGACTTACGCCATGTTCCCTAACGTTGGGACACAAACGCTTGCATTTGATTGTGAACTTGCCTTTTCAGCACAGCCAACAGCAAATTCATTCATTGAGTTTGGTTTGGGTTTGCCGGGCACAAATACAACATCACCAACGGACGGCGTGTTTTTCCGTTTAAATTCTAGCGGTTTAATTGGTATCTCATCTAGCAACAGTTCTGAGACTCAATCGGTATTCCCGCTATCTGGTGGTACAGGTACATGGGCTCATACAGTTGATAAGCGTTACCAGTTCATTTGCTATGTAGGCGGTGTACAAGCAGACTTCTGGGTCAATGACGGTACAGGTGCTGTAAAGCTCGGCACTATTCCTTTACCTGCTGGCTTAGGTCGCATGAATATGGCGGGCGGCTTGAAGGCATTCATCAAACATCGGATTACTGGCGGCGCTGCTGGCGGTGTAATTCAGTGTAAGGTAGGTGCGTATAACGTCCGTCTGGGCGGTTCTAATTTAACGTCTACTGTATCAACTCAAGGTATTCGGATTTACGGCTCTTATCAAGGTTTGTCTGGTGGAACTATGGGTTCATTGGCTAACTATGCCAATAGTGCCAACCCGACAGCCGCAGTTCCTACCAATACAACCGCCGCTTTGGGTTCTGGTTTGGGTGGTCAGTTCTGGGAAACCGTTTCATTAGCAGTCAATACCGACGGAATTATCCAAAGTTATCAAGTACCATTAGGTACAGTTAATAGTGCCGGTAGACGTTTGGTTATTCGTGGTGTTGGACTGACTTCACATGTTCAAACTGTCATTGTTGGTGGCCCGTATATCTCACAGTATTCACTAGCATTTGGTCACACCGCTGTTTCACTGGCAACAGCGGAAGCAGCTACAACCAAAGCGCCACGACGAATCGCATTGTCAGCATTTACGCAAGTCGTTACAGCGGCTCAGGCAGCCAGTACGATGGTTTCACAGCCAGGCGGTTCTTACATGGATTTTGGCGATGCACCTATTTTCGTTAACCCCGGCGAGTTTGTCCAATTGGTAACTAAGCACATTGGTACAGCTGGAACAACGGGAACTGTTGCGCATGTAGTCACATTCGCTTTTGGTTGGGAGTAAATCATGCCAGTAACCTACGGAACATTTACAAAGCAGCTCAAACTGCTGCCTTTGGTGTTGCAAGCGAACGGTGGCGCTACAGTCACTGTTCGTTATGGTTACGTTGGTGAAGATGGTGAGTTTACTGCTTCAACAGAGCAGCAATTCGCCATTGAGCCTGATAAGGTTTCAGAATTGTTAGATGCCAAGCCAGTTCAAGGTCTATCTCGCCGCAATGATTTATCATTTGCCATTTATGGCTATCTGGTAAAGGTTGGACTAGTAGAAGCTGGACAGATAACGTAGGGTTTTAAATGTCATTACTGTTAGCGCTGACCGGTAGCGGAGGCGGCGGTGACATCACCATTGCTCTGTCTGGTAGTTCGCAGACGTTAGGCGCTGGAAGCCTCATTTCGGCGGTGACAAAAGCACTGACTGGACAAACGGGAGCAGATGCTACAGGCACGCTAACCCCTGATTTATCTACATTAGTTCAACTCACTGGGCAATCTGAGTCAATGGGCATTGGTTCATTGATTGCAAACTATGCCAGCATCTTTACTGGATTGAGTTCAACAGATGCAAATGGGTCGCTGAGTAGCGCACAAAGCACCATCTTTAGCGGATTGTCTGAATCAGTTGCTCAAAGCTCTGTTACTTCTGTACATGCATTGCCTATTACAGGTCAATCAGAATCAGATCAGCAAGGTAATGTGACTGCATTGAATGCGATAATCATACAACTGACTGGACAATCTGAGGCAATGAGCATAGGGGCTTTGCTGGCAAATTTATCGGCTGGATTGAATACTCAATACGAGTTTATGAGCCAAGGAGTCGTAACCCCTGATGGTGGAACACCGCCTACAGGTGAATTTAACTACCCATTTCATGCGCGACGTATTGGTCGACGTTAATTTTTAAAGGATAAACATGGCTACGATTAATCCAACAGTAACAAATAAGAATGACTTGACCATTGTTCAATGGGTCAACATGGCGAATGGTGATGATGGCGCGCCCTATGCTTTTACGCAATGGGCTGATCGCTCTGTACAAGTTGCGGGAACGTTTGGAGCTGGTGGCAATGCTAAATGGGAAGGCTCAAACGATGGGACTAACTTCGGTGTTTTGACTGATCCACAAGGTAATGCGCTGGACTTTACATCTGCAAAGATTGAGTCTGTTACCGAGCTAGCTCTTAAATCACGCCCACGTATTACGGCTGGAGACGGAACAACCAGCATCACAGTAACACTTGTGGCGTTTAACTCACGCACAGCGCGGGGCGGTTGATGATTGAAATTGCGCCAGATGAAGCGTTAGAACTGCAACGGTTGACGATTTTAGACGCCCTAGGTGCATCGTTAACATCCAAACGCAAAGAGGCTGTATCAGCGCGCGCATCATCCGGGATTGAAGATGAGTGGACGGGTGACGAAGAGTTTTATCAAGGCTATGACACGGCAAATCGGCATGAGTTTGTCAACACAGCTTCAAAACCGACTGAGAGCGGGGCAACATCTAACGCGCCTAAATCAACAGGTTCAGTGGTTTTCCCGAACATCACACAGCCCTATGTAGACGCAATCGCCGCCCGTGTTGGTGACATGTTGCTACCGACTGACGACAGAAACTACAAGCTAGAGCACACGCCCATCCCTGAAATGATGGCGCTGGAGCAGGCGCTCCCACCTGAGCAGCCTTTAGCCGTCCAAGCACCACAACAACCCGACCAAGCACAGCAAGCCCAAGCACAGCCGCCAACACCTGAGCAACAAGCCAAGGCCGAGATTGACCGCATTAAGGCGGAAGCATCCCGCAAAGCTGAAAATGCTGAAACACAGATTGACGACTGGTTGAGTGAGTGCCAGTACCACGCCGAAGTGCGCAAAGTGATTGACGACGCTGCCAAGCTGGGTTCAGGTGTTCTCAAAGGCCCCGTACCCATCAAGCGCAGAGCGAACCAGTGGCAAAAAGACGAAAACGGCATGACCGTGCTGGTGATTGTCGAGGAAATTGTGCCCGTATCACGCCGCGTTGACCCTTGGAATTTGTTTCCAGACCCAGCGTGCGGTGATTCTATCCACAATGGTGAC